CCTCGACGCTCGAGAGATCGATGCCGCCGTAACACGGCTGGCCGGCCAGCGGCTTGAGCGGGAATCGCTCGCCGCACTTGTCCCACAAATCTTTCGGCATCCAGAGTTCCATTTGCCTTGTCCAGATGTTGAGGTGCAGCCGTTTGAATGTGTTTTGGTACGCAGGAACGTTTTGCGCCTTCTGGCTTTCGGCGCGGAGGTAGTCGAGCTTGACGCTGACGCCGAGATTAGGATTGACCTTCGCCCAGACTTTCTCGTCGGTGTACTCGTCTTTTTTTTCGTCGGCTCCGAAGATAATCGGCAGTAGTGTCGGGTCGTCGAAAATGCCGTCGCGCACCTTGAGCGCGTGGGAGTGGATTTCCCAACAGATGGATTCCAGGTCGTCGCCCACGCCGGCGGTTGTGGTCGCCCAGGTGATCGGCTGCCGGCGCGCCACCGTCGACGTGTGCAGGATGTCCCAGAGTTTGCGGTTCGGTTGTTCGTGCAGCTCGTCGAAAATAATTCCGTGCGCGTTGAGCCCTGATTTCCTTGGAGCTCCGGAGAGAACGCGATAGACCGCTCCGGAGGACTTGAAGTACATCGACCGCTTGAACAGCTCGATGCGCCGCGCGAGTACCGGCGACTGTCGGGCCATCGCACTAGCAATGTCGAAGATGATTCCGGCCTGGTCTTTCTCGGTCGCGGCCGAGAAAATTTTCGCGCCGGGTTCTCCGTCGGCGGTCGTGAGATAGAGGGCGACGCCGGCGCCGAGTGTTGACTTTCCGTTCTTGCGGGGGACTTCGATGTAGGCTGTGCGGTACTTCCGCATCCCATTGGCCACAAGCTTCCAACCAAACAAATCGCGAAGAATGCGGTGCTGCCACTGCTCAGGCTCGAGCGGCTTCCCTGCCCATTCGCCTTCGACGTGCGTGCAGTACAACCGGAAAAAATCGAGGACTTTCTCGGCTGCCAGCGGGTCGAAGAAATAAAGCGCAGGGTCATACCGGCCCAGGTCCTCGTCCGGTGCAAACCAGGCGTCGATTAGCGCGCGCGGGTGTCCGCGATACTGTTTGCGTTTCATTCATTTTTTCAGCGGCACCGGCACGAGTGAAGTTACCGGGTGAAACTCGAAACAGTTCGCAGCCGCGCCGCGGCCGCCGTGGCAGAAATCGAAAAAGCCCACGCCTTCGGCGGTGACCAATACCGGCTTTTTCAGCGGTCGGAATTTTGCAGCGGGTGGCGAGAATTGCTTATCGAACTGCGCGCGCAGGCCTGCGAACAGGTTTACGTACTGGAACGGGCCGCACGCCGGGTCGGGCATTTCCACGATCATGGTTTTTTTGGGGTCGGCGGGATCCCCGAGCACGATGTGATAGTCGCCGTCGGCTTCCAGCTTGTAGCCCACCACGTAGGCCCTGGTCCGATAGGTGTGCGTCTCTTCGGCGAAACGCTTCGTGGCTGTCTGGATTTGCTGGCGCGTCGGCGCCGGCCGGCTGCCGAGTTGTGCTATCGATCGGCCTTCAATGATTGGCTCGGCCAGGACTTTTGTAGCTTCGGAGTCGGCCAGGGTTTTCTTCGGCCACATTTCGACGCCGCATTTCTGGCGCGCTTGGGAGACTGTCGCCGACACCAGCAGCGCCAGTACGATGCCGAACAGTTTCATTGTCTTTGTCCTTCGGGGGAACTTACGTACGTAGTGGGTCAGCGGGGGAGGCGAATTTCAAACTTGCGCCGGTAATTGTGATTGCGCTGGCACAACAAGCGGGGGACTTTCTCGCGCGGCTCGCTTTCGATTCTCACGATGAGCGCGGTGATTTCTTGGTCCGTTTTGCCGTCCGCGCGCAGGTGCTTGCAGAACGCGCCTTTCCAGTTCAGCCATTCCTGCACCGCGTGAAGCACGATCAGGTACGGCCCGCGCGCGGGACACACCGCGCCTGCTTTCATTTCCTTGACGAGCTCCAGCCTCTCGGCCTTCAGCCATTCGTCGATGCGGTTTCGGAGCGCAGTGTATTTCGCGAACTGCGTGACTCGTTTTTGCGCCAGTTCTTTTTTGGCCATGCCAGATGTACTACGAGCAATTTCTCAGAACTCTAGGGGGGTTGTCCTGCGGTTTTCTTCTAGGATCCGAACATCAGCTTTTCGCTGCTGTCGGCTTCACTTCCGTCTGGGATGTGGATCCGCGAGCGCGACGCCGGCGTGAGGCCGAGCTCCGCGCCAAGCTTGCACATCATCAGCAACGCCTTCTGCGCGATCGAGACTTGAGGGTACTGCTGGAGGTATTTGACCGGTGCCGATAGCTTGGCCTTCTCGTCATTCTTGTTGATTCCGGTGAAATCCCGCACGCCGAACATCAAGCCGTTGACCTGCAGAAAGTTTTCCGCTTCGCGCCAACGCGCATAGTTCGCGCAGTAGGCCGCGAACACATCGGTGTCAACTTCCGTGAGTAAACCAACCGCCAGGAGCTGCGGGGCAAGACGCTTCCACGCGTCGAGTCCGTCTTTGCGCAGAAACGACGGCGGTTGCAAATTAGACGCGGCCGGTTTGGGGTGAGGCTCGTGGGGGTTGAGTGGAATTTTTCCAGGGTTGCCCTGAAGAACCCGCAGAGCTGTCGGTTTCGGTGCAGGGCCGCGTCGTCCCATGCTTTCGAGTATGGGCGCAATGCGGGCGCCGTCAATGGGACTGTGTCCTAGTGAGTCTTACTGAACATCCGGGTGCCTGGGCCAATCGCCGCTGCATGGCCGACGCGTGGTGGAACGAAGGCAAGCTTCCTGCCTGAGAAGCTTTGCGGCTTTCGCGTCTTTTCAGGCACCCGAATCAGGTGGTTAGCCGCTCGAGCCGGCCGCGTGCGTCTGCGCGATCTGCCGCTCGACGCGCGTGAACCATCGCCCGATGATGCTGGCCATTGTGTCATTCACCAGGCTGTCGAGCTTGAATTCGTTCAGTTCTTGCGGTTTGAACGGAACGCTGCACGCCGTCAGGGTTTCGGGACCGGCGTAGATTTTTACCTTGAATTCCAGCTCGTCGGTTTCTTCACGCTTGCCGTGCAGCTCGGTCACATGCTTCTCTAGCACGCCAAACGTGATGCCCTCCGGAAGATACTTTTCCCATGTTTTCAGCCGTGCCTGAATCTGTTCGTACGTCATGTTTGATGGGGTCATGGTTCTGGTCTCCCTTCCACGAAATTCCGGACTATCCGGCTGCGCGATTCTACACCACAAATCGCGCACCCCGACGCGCTCCCCTTTACTTATCCGCGCCTTAGCTTCGTCCACGATCGCACGCCGCCGCGCGCGTAGGCGCTCCACGTCGCGTTTGAATTCTGGCGACCGGAGTTGTTCCACAATACTGATCGCGAAGTACCCGCCCGCGCAGACGACCATACCGATTATGCATATATCCGGAGTCGTCATAGCGCAGCCTCGACGCCGGATCGTTTCTCCACTTTTCGCAGAGGGAATTGTGCGGCGACCTTGTGCAGGACCGGGCGCATCAGCTCGTAATTTTCAGAGTCCGCGTGCAGGCATGCGTGCAGGAAGTGGTGCAGGAACAGGTTGGGCATCTCGTCGAGTTTTGCTTCTGCGAACTTCCGGTCAGCTTCGTAAAAGTGAATCGTAGGACTCATGGGCTGGTGTCCTTTCGTTTCCTCGGAACCGCGGCGCTCTTCGGAACGCAAATCATTCCGTAGTACGCCACGTTTTGTTGCGAGATCTTCCAGGCTTTGGCAATCACTCCCGCCGGCGAAGGCGAGAGCAAACAGTAGGGCGCGGCGAACAGCGCCAGTTCCCTGTTCATCGGAATGTTCCAAGCGAGAGGGATCCCCAGGCGGTCGCGCACAAAACTAGAAACCTCCGAGCCGCCAGGGCTCGAGGCGAAGCCATGGGTCAAAAAAACTGCGGTGCGTTGCGCGAGATGCTCGTAGAGGAACCGCCACGGCTTCCAAGGCTCGCCGTAGGTGTCCACGTCGACGACGTTGAACTGGTGAAACGGAAGCGCTTCGAGGAATCGGTCGTCGAGTAGGTCACCACGCAGGACACCGGGCATACGCGGTTTGTTATCGACGCCGAGGTACCGTTTCATCTTCACATGCTGGCGCATGCGTCGCCAAACCAGGCCTTCCCCGCAACACAGGTCCAGGACGCGGAGCTCGCCCAGGCCCGCGAGGTCCAGAACTTGCCTGCGCAATTGAATTTTCAGGTCCAGGCGCCGGTTATCGGTTTTGGTCTGGCTGTTCATGGACCGCCTCTCGCGAATCTGTCGAGCGCCCTCTGAAGCAAAGTGCCGATGCCGGCGCCGACCACGACGCACGCGCACACGATGGCAATCGCGAGCGCGATGGCGTCCCGGTTGCGCTTCACGCGGCCTTTTTCCTGGGACGCCCGCCGAGTTTTCCCCACTTACTCAGTTTTTTGGCGTGGAGTTTCGCGGTGCGCTGGCCGCCCTTCGACCCGAGCGCTTTCCTGTCCTGATAAATGCGCAGCGCC